GATAAGCTGGAAGAGCGGGTGGTTGGGAAAGCCGGAATTATTGTTGAACCCCATCCCAAACTGATGAACGGTAAAATCGCCAAAAAGCTGGCAGATCAGATCCGTAATAAATGGGCAGAATGGTCTGTCAGGCCTGATGTCACTAACCAGTTTACCCGCCGATGCTTGAGCGCCTGATGTTGCGCACCTGGCTGCGGGATGGCGAAGTGTTTGCCCAGCTTGTCAGTGGAACCGGGAATGGTCTTACGCAGCAGCCGGTATTCCTTCTGGCTTGAAGCGCTTGAGCCAGATTTATTCCTATGAACAGCGATGCTGCCAGCCAGCTTAATCAGGGGGTATTCGTCGACAACTGGGGCAGACCAAGGAAATATCAGGTTTATAAAAGCCTGCCCGTTTCAGGCCGTCAGCTTGAGACCAAAGAAGTGGATGCGGAAAACATGCTGCATCTTAAATTTGTCCGCCGTCTGCACCAGACCCGGGCGTATCGATGCTATCTGGTGTACTGATGCGTCTGAGCGCACTTAAAGAGTATGAAGATGCTGAGCTCACCGCCGCACGTATTGCTGCTGCGCTGGTATGTACATCAAAAAGGGGACGGGCAAAGCTTCGAAGAGAGTAATAGTTCTTCCGATGATGATGATCGGGAAGTGATGATTCAGCAGGCATCATTTATGACGATCTGAAGCCTGGTGAAGATATCGGCATGGTGAAATCTGACCGGCCCAATCCTAACCTTGAAACCTTCCGTAATGGGCACTTCGCGCTGTCGCAGCAGGCAGCCGACTCAGCTTTTCAAGCACAGCCAGAAACTACAACGGCACCTACAGCGCGCAGCGGCAGGAACTGGTGGAATCAACAGATGGCTATCTCATTTTACAGGACTGGTTTATTGGCGCGGTGACCCGGCCAATGTACCGCGCCTGGCTGAAAATGGCGGTGGCCGCTGGCGAGATTAAATTACCCCGCGGTCTGGATATGGCGTCGCTGTACTCGGCGGTGTATTCCGGCCCTGTTATGCCGTGGATCGATCCGGTTAAGAGGCCAATGCCTGGAAGTTACAGATCCGGGGCGGAGCGGCAACGGAATCCGACTGGGTCCGCGCCAGCGGACGTAACCCGAACGATGTGAAGGCGCGCCGGAAAGCAGAGATCGACGAAAACAAGAGATGGGGCTGGTGTTTGACACTGACCCTGCCAATGACAAAGGAGGCACAAGTGCCGAAGCCAAAGAACCGGACGCACCACCGTCCGAAAGCCAGCGCAAAAAGTAATTCCTGGTTCCGTATGCAGGCCAGCGCCGACAACGAAGCAGATATTTATATCTACGACGAGATCGGCTACTGGGGGTGACGGCGCGCCAGTTTGTGAATGACCTGAAGGCGCTGGGCGACATTACCCATATCAACCTTCACATCAATTCGCCCGGTGGCGATGTCTTTGATGGCATCGCCATTTTTAATGCCCTGAAGCATCACGGCGCGGCGATCACCGTTCACATTGATGGTCTGGCAGCTTCAATGGCTTCGGTGATTGCGATGGTTGGCAACCCGGTAATTATGCCGGAAAACACGATGATGATGATCCACAAACCATGGAGATTCGCAGGTGGTGATGCCAACGACATGCGGGATTATGCCGATCTGCTGGATAAGGTTGAGTCTGTCCTGATCCCGGCGTACGCGGAGAAAACAGGAAAAACGACCGATGAAATTGCCGCCATGCTGGACGATGAAACCTGGATGGATGGTAAAGAATGCTTAGGGAAGGTGCGAACAAGTTCCTGATATGAGATCATCATATTCATCCGGAGCGCATCCCAGAGGGACATCATGAGCCATCAACTCACCTTCGCCGATAGTGAATTCAGCACTAAGCGCCGTCAGACCCGAAAAGAGATTTTCCTCTCCCGCATGGAGCAGATTCTGCCATGGCAGAATATGACCGCTGTCATCGAGCCGTTTTATCCCAAGGCGGGCAATGGCCGACGGCCCTATCCGCTGGAGACCATGCTGCGTATTCACTGCATGCAGCATTGGTACAACCTGAGCGACGGTGCCATGGAAGATGCCCTGTACGAAATCGCCTCCATGCGCCTGTTTGCCCGATTATCCCTGGATAGCGCCCTGCCGGATCGCACCACCATCATGAATTTCCGCCACCTGCTCGAGCAGCATCAACTGGCCCGTCAATTGTTCAAGACCATCAATCGCTGGCTGGCCGAAGCAGGCGTCATGATGACCCAGGGCACTTTGGTGGATGCCACCATCATTGAGGCACCCAACTCTACCAGGAACAAAGAGCAGCAACGCGATCCGGAGATGCATCAGACCAAGAAAGGCAATCAGTGGCACTTTGGCATGAAGGCCCACATTGGTGTCGATGCCAAGAGTGGCCTGACCCACAGCCTGGTCACCACCGCGGCCAACGAGCATGACCTCAATCAGCTGGGTAATCTGCTTCATGGAGAGGAGCAATTTCTCAGCCGATGCCGGCTACCAAGGAGCGCCACAGCGCGAGGAGCTGGCCGAGGTGGATGTGGACTGGCTGATCGCCGAGCGTCCCGGCAGGGTAAAAACCTTGAAGCAGCATCCGCGCAAGAACAAAACGGCCATCAACATCGAATACATGAAAGCCAGCATCCGTGCCAGGGTGGAGCACCCGTTTCGCATCATCAAGCGGCAGTTCGGCTTCGTGAAAGCCAGATACAAGGGGCTGCTGAAAAACGATAACCAACTGGCGATGTTATTCACCCTGGCCAACCTGTTTCGGGTGGACCAAATGATACGTCAGTGGGAGAGATCTCAGTAAAAACCGGAAATAACGCCAGAAATGGTGGAAAAATAGCCTAAATAGGCTGATTCGATGTGTTTGCGGGAAAAAAATCGGCCCAGATCCGCGAAATTTTAATCAGCGAGTCAGCTTGGGAAGAAATGACCTGCTTATTCGCACCTTCCTTAGCGCATGGCTTTGCCGATCAGGTCACTACATCTCTGCAGGCGATGGCCTGTATTCAATCAAAACGTATTGAGGACTTTGAAAAGATGCCAAACAGCATTCGTAACATGATCACCCGCCGCGCATACTACCCAGCGCGAACCGCAGCAACCGCAACCACAGGTGGCGGCAACGACGACCCCAGCGCCAGCGTCCACTTCTGATGAAGCCACTATCCGTGCACAGGTGCTTGCCGAGCAAAAGAACCGTGTTAACGCAATTAACGATCTCTTTGCGATGTTCGGCGGCAAGCATCATGAGCTGCAGAATGCATCGCGGATCCGAATGCACAGTGGCTCAGGCTAAAGATGAACTGCTGGCGGCGCTGGGCAAAAATGCAACACCGTCGAATAAAACCACGGATGCGCACATTTACGCCGGGAACGGTAACTTTGTTGGCGACGGAGTTCGCCAGGCACTGATGGCGCGTGCGGGCTTCGAGAGCCTGGAGCGGGACAACGTCTATAACGGCATGACGCTGCGCGAATATGCCCGTATGGCACTGACCGAACGCGGCATCGCAGTTATAACCCGATGCAAATGGTCGGTATGGCACTGACGCACAGCACGTCTGACTTCGTAATATCCTGCTCGACGTTGCTAATAAAGCGTTACTGCAGGGCTGGGAGGAAGCGGCAGAAACTTTTGAGCAGTGGACCAAGAAAGGCCAGTGTTTTGGTCGTGTCGGGCGGCTTCTCATCCTGCGTCAGGTACGCGAAGGTGCTGAATATAAGTATGTGACCACCAAAGATAAAGGTGAAAGCATCGCGCTGGCCACCTACGGTGAAATCTTCTCTATTACCCGTCAGGCGATCATCAACGACGATCTGAATCAGTTAACCGATGTACCTATGAAGATGGGCCGTGCAGCAAAAGGGACGATTGGCGACCTGGTGTATGCCGTTCTGACCGAAAACGCGAAATTGTCTGATGGTAAGCCGCTGTTCCATGCTGATCACGGTAATTTCCGCAGGCGCGATTTCTGTAGCCAGCCTTGATGAAGCGCGCAAGATGATGCGTCTGCAGAAAGGTGAGCGTCCCCTGAATATTCGCCGGCATTCATGCTGGTGCCAGTCGCGCTCGAAACCCTGGCAAACCAGACGATCAAGTCTGCCAGTGTGAAAGGGGCGGATATCAACGCCGGTATCATGAACCAATTCAGAACTTTGCTGAAGTTATCGCGGAGCCGCGTCTTGATGCCAAAGACACCAGCGCCTGGTATCTGGCCGCTGCTAAGGCACAGACACCATCGAAGTGGCTTACCTGAACGGCGTTGATACTCCGTATATCGATCAGCAGGAAGGTTTCACTACCGACGGTATTGCCACCAAAGTGCGCATCGATGCCGGTGTATCACCTCTGGATTATCGCGGCATGGCGAAATCAACCGGGAAATAATTCCTTCCACTCAAGCAGCACATCACAGCCCATCAGGGCTTTTTTTGTATCTGAATTCGGCCCCGTATGGGGCTGGATGGAGACTGAATTTATGGCGAAGAATTTTGTACAGCATGGCAAAACTATTGAGATTGCCAACACGGGCAGCGTTGAGATCCTGAGTGGTTCGCCGGTGATGGTGGAAAGTCGTGGCGATTGCCATTACTGATATTGCGGCAGGCCAGACGGGAGACGGTTTTACCGAAGGTGTTTTCCTGCTGCCTAAGCTGACTACCGATGCGATCATCGGTGAGCAGGTTCATATCAAAGATGGAAAAGTGCAGAACGACGCGACAGGTGCCGATCTGGCCGGGGTTGCCTGGGAAGATGCTGCTGCCAGTTCCGCAATTGTAGCCGTGAAAATCAATGCCTAATCCCTTTAACAGACTTGTCAGCCGCATGGATGCGTCACGGTGAACAAAATGGGCAAGCCAGCGACCATCAACGGGGAGCCCATGATTTATTCCGGCTGAGTTTCTGAAGAAATGGGGCCTTAGCGGACAGGGCGATCGCTGGTGGTGTTTACTGCAGGATACAGGCCGCGTCGTAATGACGTGGTGATTTTTGAAGGGAGGAATTCCATCTTACCCGTCACGAACGCTTTAACGGCAAACCGCGCATCTTTATCGAGTAAGCAGGAGGGAATATGTCGATTAAGGGCTGGAGCAGGCCATTGCTAATCTGAACAGCATCAGTAAAAGAGCTGTACCGCGCGCTTCCGCCCAGACGGTGAACCGTATCGCCACGCAGGCGGTCAATCGCAGTGTGTCCGCTGTCGCGAAATCAACCCGCGTTCCCCGAAAACTGGTCAGGCAGCGTGCACGGATACGTCGGGCTACGGTGGGAAGCCGCGCGCTCTGATTCGCATAAACCGCGGGAATCTTCCCGCTATCAAACTGGACCATCCAGTATGCGTCTGTCACGGCGTAAACGTGATAAGTCAGGTACGAACAGTGAGCTGCGTGTGGGGCGTTTTCGTTTTCCCGGGGCCTTTATTCAACAACTGGCAAAAGGTCGCTGGCATGTCTTGCGGCGTACCACAAAGAGTCGGTATCCCATTGAAGTGGTCAGTATTCCCCTTTCCGTTTCCTTTGACCGAAACGTTCCGGGCTGAAGTGCCAAAACTTATGGACGAACGTATGCCGCAAATTATGCGACAAAACCTGTCTAACCAACTGAGGCTGATCCTTAAACGATGAAAAACAGTGATATCCGCAAAGCCGTACTAACCGCGCTCCAGCGCAATATCTCAGATGCAGTGACATGGTTCGATGGTCGTCCTGGGTTTCTGGATGAGCAGGATCTTCCGGCGGTTGCGGTTTACCTTTCTGACGCCCGAGCCTCGGATGAAAGTGTTGATGAAGATATGTGGACAGCCGTGCTGCATGTTGAGGTATTTCTAAAAGCCACGGCTACAGACAGTGCTCTGGATTCCTGGATGGAGGACCGCATCTATCCGGCAATGGCTGATGTTCCCGAACTGGCAAATCTTCTCGAATTGATGGCGGCTCAGGGGTATGACTATCAGCGCGATGAAGAGGCCATGACGTGGGGATCTGCCGACCTCAGTTATTCCATCAGCTACATTATGTGAGGACGTAATGACTACACCAAACCCACTGGCGCCGGTAAAGGGTGCCACCACCACACTCTGGATTTATTCCGGGTCGGGCAACCCGTTCGCTAACCCATTATCAGATGTTGACTGGACGCGCCTGGCAAAGATTAAAGACCTGCAGCCCGGTGAACTGACTGCCGAATCAAACGACGACACCTATCTGGATGATGCGAATGCTGACTGGACGTCCACTTCACAGGGCCAGAAATCGGCGGGGGAGGCCAGTTTTACGCTGGCCTGGAAACCTGCCGAGAGCGGCAGCAGGATCTGGTTCGCTGGTTTGATGACGGTACCGTGCTGGCGTACAAAATCAAATACCCGAATGGCGCCATAGATGTGTTCCGTGGTTGGGTAAGCAGCCTGGGTAAAACGGTGACGGCAAAAACACCATTACCCGTTCTGTCAAAATCAGCAACAACGGCAAACCAGGTCTTGCTGAAGACAGCGCTGCTGCAGTGATTGACGTAACCGGCGTCAGCCTGGATAAATCGACCACCACCGTTGCGGTTGCTGCCACCACCACGCTGAATGTCACCGTGGTGCCAGCCAGCGCAAGCGATCCATCTTTCCGGGCCACCACCACGGATGCAGGTAAAGCCACGGTGACTGTCGCTGGTACAGTGCTGACGGTAACCGGCATTGCCGCCGGAACCGCCGACATTATCGTGATGACCAACGACGGGCTTTTTGTCGCGACCTGTAAAGTCACCGTTTCCTGACTTCCGGGCTGTGGCCCCGCTTTCTGGAGTAATGCATGTTTTTAAAAAGTGAGTCGTTCGAACGCAACGGCAAGACCGTCACGCTCTACGAACTGTCGGCGCTGCAGCGTATTGAGCATCTTGAACACCTGAAGACGCTGGAAAGTATCACCGATGCCGACATGCAGGCGGCGATGGATATGACGATTAAATCCGGCGCACTGCTGGTGGCCATGTCTTTATGGCATGGACATCCCCTGAAAGGGGCGCACAAAACGCCGAAAGAAGACGTTGAGCAGATCCAGAATGAAGTGCTGATGACCTGGCCGCTGGAGATTGTTTCCGCTGCAGAGTACAGCGTGAAGCTGCTGTCCGGCATGGTTCCGCTGCAGAAGCGAATGATCCGGAGGATGTCGCTGTAACTGAGCCAGTCAGTCTGGAAAAGTCCTCGCCAGTGAGCTGACATTCGTCCTGAAACTGGCGCGTGAATTTCGCCGCCCGGACTGGCGCGCCATGCTTGCTGGTATGTCGTCAACGGAATACGCCGACTGGCGAACGTTCTACCAGGACAATTTTTTTAATGATGCGCAACTGGATGCACATTTTTCCTCGCTGATGCATATCGTCATTACCGCGCTTGACCCCAAAACCACATCAACCCCTGCCAGCTTCAGCCTTCTTTCACCTTCTGCGGAGGATATTGCCGACGATGAACCCGGTGACGCTGTGCTGATGGCAAAGGCCGAGGGCATTTCAGGAGGTGTTCGCTATGGCCCAGACGGCAGTGGGTGACCTGATCGTTAACCTTGACGTTAATTCGTCAAAGTTCAACGAGCAGATGGAGTACGTAAAAAGGCAGTTTAAGCAGACGGGTGACGCAGCGAATGACTCTGCTCTGAAGGTGCAGCAGTCATTTACCCGCCAGGAGAGCGCGGCGAAGAAGGCCGGTATTTCAGTCGGCCAGTACAACGCGGCGATGCGTATGCTGCCTGCGCAGTTTACGGATATCGCCACTCAGCTGGCCGGTGGGCAGAGTCCGTGGCTTATCCTGCTGCAGCAGGGCGGTCAGGTGAAAGACTCCTTCGGCGGTATTATTCCGACCTTTCGGGCGCTGCTGGGCACCATATCGCCGGTGATGGTAGGTGTTGGCGCGCTGGCTGCCGCCACTGGCGCGGTGGTTTACGCCTGGTATCAGGGCTCGTCCACGCTGTCTGATTTCAACAAAACGCTGGTGCTGTCCGGTAATACTGCCGGGCTAACCTCAAACCGCATGCTGGTGCTGGCGAAATCCGGCGAGCAGGCGGGACTCACGTTTAACCAGACCAGCAGCGCGCTGACGGAGCTGGTCAACGCCGGAGTGCGTGCCGGTGCCCGTTTCGATGAGATGAGTCAGGCGGTAGCGAAATTTACCGATGCGTCGGGTGTGCCGGTCGATAAGGTGGCGGCGGCATTCGGCAAACTGACGAACGATCCGACCTCTGGTCTGATTGCCATGGCGCAGCAGTTCCACAACGTTACCGCGGAACAGATTGCTTATGTGGCGCAGCTGCAGCGTGCCGGAGATGAAGCCGGGGCGCTGCAGGCAGCTAATGATGCGGCGACGAACGGTTTTCGTGAGCAGACAAAGAGCCTGCGCGACAATATGGGGTCGATTGAGTCTGCTGCCGACAGCCTGAAGCGTGCCTTTAAATCGATGTGGGATGCGGCGCTCGATATCGGCGGCCTGACACCACGCAGGAGATGGTTGCCAAAGCGGAAGCGGCCTTTAAGCGGGCGGATGAAATCTGGAATCTGCGTAAAGGTGATGGTTATGTCAATGATGATGCGCGTGCCAGCTACTGGAACGATCGGGAGTCTGCCCGCCTTGCACTGGAAATGGCGCAGCAGCAGGCCAGCGTGGCAAAGGCCACTGAGGATAATGCCGCCCGCGAGGCGGTGATTGAATCTGACCGCCAGAAGTATGCCGCGCAGGCGCAGTCGAATTATGCAAAGACGCAGACTGCGCTGGAGAAGTACACGGCCCGTCAGAATGAACTGAACAAGGCGCTTAAAGACGGACGGATCCTCCAGGCTGACTACAACATCAATCTGGAAGCTGCGAAAAAAGAATACGACGACTCGCTGAAGAAACCCAAAGCCCCTTCAGCGGTAAAAACACCTGCAGGTGTAAAAAGTGTCGATATTGCCAGCGCGCAGACGCTGGAGCTGGAGGCGCAATTACGCACTCTGCAGGAGCACAAGAGCATCACGGATACCATCAGCCAGCAGCGGCAGGAATTGTGGAAACAACAATCCCGCTTTTCGGTGCTGGAAGAGGCCGCCAAAAAGCGCGCGCTGACCGCCGATGAAAAATCGGTGCTGGCGAACAAAGACGAGGTACTGGCGCGGGCCGAAGTGAATGCCCGGCTGGGCGATCAGATTGTTGCCCAGGAACGGCTAAACCGCCTGCAGGACAGCTCGCAGAAGTACGTTACCCAGATTGGTGAGAAAACCCGGGCGCTTGTGGCCGGGGGCAGCATGAGCAGTCGCGGCGCGCAGCGGCAAAACGAAGAGGCACAGCTGCGGCAGGGCTGGATGAATGCCGGCGGTACGGACACCGATCAGGGTTATCAGAACGAACTGGATGCACTGAAGAAATATTATGCCGCACAGGACGAGCTCCGCGGCAACTGGCAGGCCGGGGCGAAATCAGCGTGGGCTGACTATGCCGATTCAGCAGCTGATGCCTATGGCTCGATGAAGTCTGCTGCTTCAGCCACATTCGATGGTATCAGCCAGAATATGGCCGATATGCTGACGACAGGGAAAGCAAACTGGGCAGATTTCACCCGTTCCACGTTGTCGATGCTGACGCAGATCCTGATGAAGCAGGCCATGGCTGGCCTGGTCAGTTCTGCCACGTCAGCGCTGGGTTTTGCTGGCGGTGGTTATACCGGATCCGGCGGCAAGTATGAGCCAGCAGGTGTGGTGCACCGTGGCGAGTTTGTCTTTACGCAGGAGGCCACCAACCGAATAGGTGTCGGCAACCTTTATCGCATGATGCGCGGTTATGCGACTGGTGGTCTGGTCGGCGTGAGTGGCGGTGGCGTTGCTTCTCCTTTTGGCGTCAGCGTGTATGCGCCGGTTTCGGTGACAACAGGCCAGGGGGATTCCGGTCAACAGAAAGGAAGCGGCGATGCGCTGGGGAAAGCCTATCAGCAGGTGATCAACAGTTCCATCAGGGAAGGTATCACCAGAGAGGTCCGGCCCGGAGGCATTATCTGGAATGCAACAAAACAGAGGTAAGCAATGGCGATCGAGCATTTTGCGTGGCGGATTAAAGCATCCAGCCAGCCGACCCTGAAAAGTAAGGATACCGTCCGCACGGCACAGTTTGGTGATGGCTATAAGCAGGTGTCAGGTGCCGGGATGAATGATGAAACGCTAAGCTATGAGTTTTCATTTACCGGCGAACCGGGAACCGTCAGGGATATCTATGCTTTTCTGCGGCGCCATAAGACGAAATCATTTTCGTTTACCCCGCCAGGCGGTGATCTTGCGCTGTGGCGTGTTGAGGCAGACAGCCTGCAGCGCGTCACCAAAAGTAAAACGGTGGAAACCGTATCAGCCACCTTTGAACAGGCGTTTGCACCATGAGCTTAAACAGTGATTATCAGAAACTTGAGCCGGGCAATGTTGTCCGGCTTTTTGATGTCGATGGCACCGCATTTGGTGTTTCCGACGTTCTCCGCTTCCACGCCCACAATATTGCCCACACTCCCGATGAAATTGCCGCTGCTGGTGGAGATGAAAATAAGCTACCGGCGAAATCAATCTGGTGGCAGGGGCAGGAATATAAAGCCTGGCCCTGCCAGATCGAGGGTATTGAGACGGCGACCGACGGGACCAGTGCGCAGCCAACGCTCTCGGTCGCTAACCTGGACAGTTCCATTACGGCGCTGTGTCTTGCTTATGATGACCTGCTGCAGGCAAAGGTCACGATTCATGACACGCTGGCGCAGTATCTGGATGCGAAAAACTATCCGGAGGGCAACCCGTCAGCGGATCCGCAGCAGGAAAAGCTGAAGGTGTTTTACATTGACGCCAAGAGCACTGAAACCAACGAGGTGGTGGCGTTTACGTTGTCCAGTCCAATGGACTTGCAGGGGCTGATGATCCCGACGCGCCAGCTACATTCGCTTTGTACCTGGTGTATCCGTAACAAATACCGCTCCGGTGATGGATGTGACTATGCCGGAACGCGTTATTTCGACAAGCACAACAACCCGGTTAACGATCCGTCACTCGATGAATGCCCCGGTACGCTCACTGCGTGCAAGTTGAGGCATGGCGAGGGGAACGAGTTGCCGTTCGGTGGTTTCCCTGGTACATCCCTGATCAGGAGCTGATATGCGTCAGAAAATTATCGACGCCATTATGGCGCATGCTGCTGCTGAATATCCGCGTGAATGCTGCGGCGTAGTGGTGCAAAAAAGCAGGGTGCAGCGGTACATTCCCTGCCGTAATCTGGCAACCGATCCGACAGAGCATTTCCACCTGTCGCCGGAAGATTACGCCGCTGCCGAAGACTGGGGAACAGTGATTGCCATTGTCCACAGCCACCCGGATGCCACGACGCAGGCGAGCGAACTGGATAAGGCACAGTGTGACGCTACGTTACTTCCGTGGCACATCGTCAGCTGGCCGGAGGGGGATCTGCGTACCATTCAGCCGCGGGGCGAGCTGCCGCTACTGGAGCGCCCGTTTGTGCTCGGTCACTTCGATTGCTGGGGGCTGGTGATGAGCTATTTCCGGCAAACGCACGGCATTGAGCTGACGGATTACCGCGTGGATTATCCCTGGTGGGAAGACAGTTATCCCGAAAACTTCTACCACGATTGCTGGTATGAATGCGGATTCCGTGAATTCAGCGGTGCGCCGCAGCCAGGTGACATGGTGATCATGCAGGTCCAGGCTAATAAGTGGAACCATGCCGGAATCTTGCTCGAAGGTAATATGTTACTCCACCATCTTTATGGCCATTTGAGTCAGCGTGTGCCTTACGGTGGCTACTGGCAGGAACGGACGATGAAGGTTCTACGGCATAAGTCTCTGTGCTAATCTTTTGCATTATCAAAAGGGGATAGGGATATGAAAAAAAACATATTATTGATTTCATTACTGGGTTTATTTGGTTGTAGTGCATCTTCCTTACAGGAAGGACAGCCTATTTATTCTGGTCATACCTCAAAGAGTGCTGCACAACTCAACAAATGCATGTCCCCTAAGTGGCAAGAACTGCATCCACAGGCTACAAGTATAGAAACTGAAACTGGATATAGAATATCAGCCGCTGATGATTTATTTGGTGTTCTTTCGATGGCTATTATTCAAGATGACTCTGAGGGAGGGGCCGATGTGAAAGTCTATGCTGCAAATAAAGGTATCGGTGACCCGTGGGGTAAAATAGCGCGATCATGCATTTAATTTATTTCTGTTTGTCAAAGCCACGTTAGTGGCTTTTTTATTGGAGTAAATATGCAAGAAATAATGACTAGAATTGAACTAGGTGGCGCGTTAGGTAAAGTATTTGGTAGAACCCATGACAGACTAATACGAACAACAGCAGAGGCTATTAATGCATTATCAAAAACAATTTGTGGATTTGAACAATATTTAAATACGAGTAAAAATCGTGGTCTAACGTATGCTGTATTTAAAGGGAAAAGAAATATTGGAAAAGATGATTTAGGTTTTCCAGTTACAGGAGAGGTGATAAGAATTATCCCTGTTGTAATTGGCAGTAAAAAGGCAGGCCTACTTCAAACAGTTTTAGGGGCTGTACTTGTTGTTGTTGGTGCTTTGGGGGCTACTATCGGCCAAGCATGGGGCGGTGCAGCTTGGGGCCCTGCCGCTATGAAAATAGGCGCTGCAATGATGCTTGGTGGTGTTGTTCAAATGCTTTCGCCACAGCCAGCAGGACTTGCCAGCAAACAGGGTGCCGAAAATCTGGCATCGTATGCATTCGGTGGTGTAACTAACACTGCTGCTCAGGGTAATCCAGTTCCGCTTCTATACGGACGCAGGCGTATTGGTGGGGCGATCATCTCTGCTGGTATATACGTCGAAGACCAGCAATAACAAAATAATCTTCCTTTCAGGCTACCTTATGGTGGCTTTTTTTATGGGCGCAATATGGCTACAGCAATCCCGATTAAAGGCCGCAAGGGCGGCAGTTCCAGTTCACGAACCCCTACCGAACAGCCTGATGATCTGCAATCTGTAGCGAAGGCCAAAATCCTCGTTGCGCTTGGGGAAGGGGAATTTGCAGGGCAATTAACCGGAAAAAATATCTACCTGGACGGCACGGCGTTGGAAAACTCCGATGGCACCAAAAACTTTAGCGGCGTGACGTGGGAATTTCGCGCGGGAACTCAGGCACAAAATTACATTCAGGGCATTCCCGGTACCGAAAACGAAATCAACGTTGGAACTGAAGTATCAAGCGCAACAGCCTGGACGCGTACTTTCACCAACACCCAACTATCAGCCGTTCGCCTGCGACTGAAATGGCCTTCTCTGTTTAAGCAGGAGGACAACGGCGATCTGGTAGGGTATTCCATCAATTATGCAATAGACCTGCAAACTGATGGTGGGACCTGGCAAACCGTTCTTAATACCAGCGTAACCGGCAAAACGACGTCTGGTTATGAGCGCAGCCACCGTATTGATTTACCGCAGGCTGGCAGCACCTGGACAATCCGACTGCGTAAGATTACCGCTGACGCAAACAGCGCCAAGATCGGCGACACGATGACGCTGCAAAGCTTCACGGAGGTGATTGATGCCAAGCTGCGCTATCCGAACACCGCGCTGCTGTACATCGAGTTCGACTCGAGTCAGTTCAATGGTTCGATTCCACAGATATCCTGTGAACCACGTGGCCGGGTGATCCGAGTTCCTGATAACTATGACCCCGATACGCGGACTTATAGTGGTACATGGCAGGGCGCGTTTAAGTGGGCCTGGACCGATAACCCGGCGTGGATATTTTACGATCTGGTTATTACCGATCGCTTTGGTCTGGGTAATCGCCTGAGTGCAGCCAACATCGATAAATGGACGTTGTACCAGGTATCGCAGTATTGCGATCAGCCGGTACCGGATGGAAAGGGTGGAAGCGGGACAGAGCCACGCTATACCTGTAACGTCTATGTTCAGGACAGGAATGACGCTTACACTGTGCTGCGTGACTTTGCGGCTATATTCCGGGGTATGACGTACTGGGGCGGTGATCAGATTGTTGCGCTTGCCGATATGCCGAGAGATGTGGATTACGCTTACACCCGCGCTAACGTTATCGACGGACGCTTTACCTATTCCAGCAGCACGACAAAAACGCGGTATACCACCGCGCTGGTTTCCTGGTCTGATCCGGGTAACGCTTATGCGGATGCGATGGAGCCGGTATTTGAGCAGCCTCTGGTGGCCCGGTACGGATTTAATCAGCTGGAAATGACTGCCATCGGTTGTACCCGTCAATCAGAAGCGAACCGAAAGGGGCGCTGGGGTATTCTCACCAACAATAAGGATCGCGTTGTTTCGTTTGATGTTGGCCTGGACGGAAACATTCCGCAGCCGGGATACATCATCGCCGTGTCAGACGAACTTCTGTCCGGCAAAGTTATGGGCGGCCGCATCAGTGCTGTTAACGGTCGCGTGATTAAACTTGACCACGTAGCTGATGCAGCAGCAGGCGATCGCCTTATTCTCAATCTTCCCTCCGGTGCGTCACAGAGCAGGACTATTCAGGCGGTTAACGGGGAATCAGTCACAGTCACCACGGCATACAGTGAGACACCACAGGCCGAAGCTGTATGGGTGGTTGAGTCAGATGAACTCTACGCCCAGCAGTATCGAGTTGTCAGCGTCTCCGATAATGATGATGGCACTTTCTCTATTACCGGCGCATGGCATGACCCGGATAAATATGCCCGTATCGATACCGGAGCCATCATTGACCAGCGGCCCGTGAGTGTAATCCCACCTGGTAACCAGTCGCCGCCGGCTAACATTGTGATCAGCTCGTTTTCAGTGGTGCAGCAGAATATCAGCGTCGAAACCATGCGTGTGAGCTGGGACCAGGCGCAGAATGCTATCGCCTACGAGGCACAGTGGCGCCGCAATGATGGTAACTGGGTAAACGTGCCGCGCAGCTCCACCACCTCATTTGATGTATCGGGTATTTATGCAGGGCGCTACCTCGTGCGTGTGCGTGCCATTAATGCCGCTGAAATTTCCTCTGGCTGGGGCTACTCCGAAGAGAAAACGCTGACGGGCAAGGTGGGAAATCCACCGAAACCTGTCGGCTTTGCGACAACGCCGATCAACTGGGGGATTCGCCTGAACTGGGGATTCCCGGCTAACACCGGGGATACGCTGAAAACGGAAATGCAGTACACCGCGAACAGTGATTTCTCTAATCCTCTATTGCTGTCGGATGTGCCTTATCCGTCAGCCGAATACACCCAACTGGGACTTAAGGCGGGACAGGAGTTCTGGTACCGCGCGCAGCTGGTTGACAGAACGGGTAATGAATCAGGCTGGACCGACTGGGTTCGTGGTGTATCCAACGCGAATGCTGACGACTACCTGGGCGATATTGCTGATGACTTCCTGACGTCTGCAGACGGTGACCGCCTGACAGGCGACATTGATACCAACCTCGAAGCCGCATTGCAGAACGCGCTGGCCAACCATGCAACCGTGGAACATCAGTGGGCGCAGTACGGCGAGGTACGCGCGGATATTCTGGTGGTTAAAACGACCATTGCGCAGGTCGATAAGGCCATGGCTGAAATGTCGACGCAGGTGCAGGCGCAGTTCAATAATGTAACTGCCGCACTGGAGGACAAGCTTACTGCCGTGGTTGATGCTACCGGAGCCTCTGCGATTTACACCCTCAAAACTGGGGTCCGGATTAACGGTGTGATGTATAACGCCGGAATGTCGATTGCGGTGCTGGCGGAGGCGGGTAAGCCGGTAGTCACTCGTGTCGGATTTAACGCCAATCAGTTCGTCCTGATGAGTGGCAGCGGTGATACGCAATATTCACCCTTTGCTGTTGTTAATGGTCAGGTGTTTATCAGCGATGCTTTTATTCAGGATGGCAGCATTACCAATGCCAAAATTGGTAATTTTATCCAGTCGAATAACTTCGTTGCTGGTTCAGCAGGCTGGCGCATTGATAAAAATGGAAACGCTGAATTACATGGCAAACTTTACGCTGACAGTGGCCAGTTTGCATTTAACGGTACCAATAACACTGTCGTCATCAACGGGAATGGGCTGACGGTTAATTTGTCCGGTGGTGGTCGGGTTGTAGTCGGGAGGTGGTGATATGCCTGAGGGGATATTAATCGACTACAACGATGGCCGTCCGGTGATGGCAATTACTGCGGGGCTGCGAGCCCCGAGTTTTTGTACATCGTTCTCGGGCTGGTCATCCCAGTTCATGCAGTATCCGGTCAATACGCCACTTGTTGCAGGTTCACAGGTTATCGTGGTGCCAACCAATCCCATTTACATCTATTCCTATGCTGAATTTGATGTGGCCATTATGACCGGCGTCACACGCAACGGTAATTCCGGGGTCATTATCGGGGCTGAGACAATCGGAGGGAAAAGCATTGTCCCCGACTGGTCAGGCTACGTTATGGAGCTGCTGCCTGCGGCGACGTATAACGAAGGATTACTGGTTTCAAACTCGACTGACTTCACCGCCATATCTAATCAGGCCGCGCTGATGACCTGCGCTTATTCCGGACGCATTACGGTTCACGGCAGCGCGCCGCTTCCGGTGGGCGGTATTCCTTTCGGTAAATGGGATAACCCGAATGTGTCGGTAGGGTTTGATGGCGGCAATATCATCGTCCGCGATATTTCCTACACAGGACGGGACGATGTGGCCGGAACGGCGACGATTGACCTGGTGATATTCAATCAGACCGCACCTGTCGGCGGCGACGGTATCACGATGACTAACGCCGCAGGTCAGGTCACGTTCTCCACGCTGAAACGCCCCTTTGTGTATGACCGACAAATCCAGATCACCGATGCCTTCCAGGATATTGGCGGCGGGTTCTGCCAGATAGTCTATACCGGCGTTCAGGTGCGCATGCTCAGCGGATGGGGAAATATCAGAACCAAAGGCGTAGTCATGTCAGGCGGTAGCGTCAGGTCGGCCTACAACAAAGTGTTTGCGGACCGCCACTCCGGTTCATGGGATATGACCCGAAACAGAAATATCGCCATGCCCATTCTAATTCTTCCGAACATGTATTAAGGAATCACCATGTCAGCAGGTGTTATTCAGTTAACTCATAACTCGGCAACAGTTCTCGGCTATCAGGCCTCTTTTAGTACGACGCTTCAGCCTGGCGACTTTGTCGTTTCTGTGGTGGGCGGCATAGCCTACACCCTTCCGGTAAAATCCATTGAGAGCAACGATTCGCTGACACTGGTCAGTGCCTTTACTGGCCCGACAGCAAATAACCTGGCCTGGGATGCCGTATCCCGTGTGACACTAAATATGGTCACTGCCGCAATGGTGGTGCAGAACACGGAGGCGCTGCGGGGGCTGAATTACGACAAACAGAACTGGCAACTGATATTCAGCAGCAGTGGAGATGTCACGGTAAAATTGCCGGATGGAAGTTCATTCACCGGACCCGCATGGGGCGGTATTGCAGCCACTCTGAGCAGTATTAATCAGGCGTTGACTGGGGTGGGCCAGGAGTTAAGTAAAAAGTTGTCCAAAAGCGCGAATCTGTCAGATGTAACAGATGCATCCGCGGCCAGAAACGCATTAGGCCTTGGAACTGCAGCCACACGCAACACGACGGCTGCGCCAGCAGGAACTGCAGTAATGTCGAAGTATCCGGAAGATATGAGAGGAATCACTTCATATGCTGTACCGAGTGCATATCCTATGGGGATTACCGCGGGTATTCATACCGGGCAGATATTAGGGTTAGCAGCAGACAGGGCTATTGGCCTGATAAACCTGCGTCCATGGCCAGATGATTCCGCAGCTGAAATGAATTTTCAGCTGTTTTCTTATTCAAACGGTGGCGTACCTGTCTGTGGTGTCGTGGTTCCGAAATACGCTCCCGTGGGGAATATGTGGTATTACGAAGCTCCTGCTTATTTCTGGCATACCCGAAACACGATAACTGACGGAAATGGATTCATAAAAAAGGCCTCTCCGGTGCTTAAATTGTTTAGTGACGGAACATCTGAATGCACAACAGAAGCCGAAGGCTGTGTATCTGAGCGAATTGATACGGGGCAATACCTTATCACCGGCTGCATTGGCCTGAATGCTGATGCTGCATGGGGTGGGATCGATGGCGGTTTTGAAATCCCTGTCGACAGAAACAAGCAACCCCGCATCTGGCTGGACTACAAAGTCAATGCTGATGGCTCTGTACTGGTCAGAACGTATCACCGGGTTCATTCCTCAGCGCCACCGTTTGCTCAGAACCGAATAGGGAACACTGATATTGACGGCGTGTTTACTGAGACAGTGGCTGACGGTGAGCCTGTCGATATTCCGGCAGATTCTTTTGTGTCTGTGCGTGTGGAAATGCCGGAAGACAGCATCTGGCAACAGAGACAAAGAGAGGCGAAAGAGGCTCAGGAGGCGATGGTAAAAGCTGAACTGGAACGCCAGCAAAATCAGCAGGAGGCTCAATAGGACAAATTGGCAGGTGCCGCAGCCACGCCGTATGCAAGAGCATGGCTGCGACCGACTGGCGAACGTTCGATAGTGCGAGTATTGAATGATTGCCAGTCACGGCGGATTGTACTTAAGCAATATGACGGTTCAAGGCGTTTAATCTGAAACCAGCCACATATCAGCCTCTTCAAACATTTCCTGAACAGTACGGCTTATCTGTTCCTTCTCATGCTTGCTGGCGTCAGTGTTGATCGCCGGCAGTGTCATCATCGGTTTAACCCGAACATCAGCATCGGGGAAGATCCGGTGAACCCTCTTAGTTAACTCGACCAGAATGATATCTTTTGCACCGGGCAGACCATCAAAATTCCTTTTGTCATAAACGAGTTCCACGAACATTGCTTATTGCCTCTTTACTGTATGTATATACAGTATTTATACTGTGTTTTTATCCGGTATTCAAGAGAGGGCGTAAACATGGGCTTTCCTTCACCAGCGGCAGATTATGTTGAAACACGAATCTCCCTCGATCAGCAGCTAATCAGCCAGCCAGCAGCGACTTATTTCATGCGGGCATCGCGTTCACATTTCAGGGAAGGGATAATTCAGGGGGCGCTACTGGTTGTTGATGCGTCTCTTTCTCCCTGTGATGGCTCGCTGCTGATATGCGCGATAGACGGAGAATTCAGGATCAAGCGATATCGGACTCATCCTCAGCCCCACCTGGTTAATCTGGAGAACGGGAGAAGGGAGGCGCTGCCAGTAGATGATGGCGGTTACAGTTCTGCACCCGCTATATTCGGGGTAATCACGTACATCATTAATGACGCCAGGAACGCGTAGTTTGATGACTGCCCTGTGATCTGAGTGCATCTTGTTAAGCTATGTATGAAGTGAGGTATTGCGGTAGGGCGTTAATTATCATTTCGGTCTGGATTGTTAGACAAACCAACCCCAACTTTCACTGCAGCGAACAGCATGATACACAGAGCGGTAATTACGGCAAATACCAATGAGAGGCTAGTAATCATAGTGTTTCTTAATGTCTGATGAATTCTATTGTCAGACTACTGCATAGTGAAAAGGTTCCTGGCAATTATCGTGCTGGCTATTCAAGAGGATATTACCGCCTCCATTTCATGCAAGGATGGAACGTAGCTGGCTGGTGATCTGTCGATAGTTTCACCCCAGTAATTCCCCAAAGCTTCCCCGTACAGAAAACAGACATAAAAAAACCAGCCGTAAGGGCTGGTTCTTAAAGGAGTTTTTGGTCGGCACGAGAGGATTTGAACCTCCGCCCCCCGACACCCCATGACGGCGAGTTACCGTCTGAAGGGCTGCTATGTGCCAGGAGCTGACGTTATCTACGGATAAAATTCAATGCTTCACACCCAGAGACGCAGCGTAATGGGAATCAGCTACACTTGTTCATCTTTTCCAAAACAATAAAGCAGGCCGGGGCATTTCGATCAACCATGAGAAGGGCCTTCTAGCGATGAAATTGATACTTGTTCGACACGCAGAAACAGAGTGGAATTTGGAAGGAATTATTCAGGGGCACAGTGATAGTTCCTTAACCTGTCGGGGTTTGCGTGAAACATCCGTCTTACTGGCAGCGTTAAATGCAAGTGAGTATCAAATAGAGCGTGTTTTCGCTTCACCGCTTGGACGTGCCTGGCAAATGGGGCAAAGCCTGGCGGAATACTTTCGCTGTTCGCTGACGGCTGAACCGGCCCTTAAAGAACAGGCCTTCGGTCAGTTTGAAGGTATGCCGTTAGAACTGCTCAGACAAAAACATCCGAACGATTCAAATGCGTTATTCAGGCTTGATGCAGAGTATTGTCCACCAGGTGGTGAGTCACTGGCGCATGCTTCTCAGCGAGTTATACGTTTTTTACAAAATTTGGAAGATACATCATCACATCATCAAACAGTATGTATTGTGTCTCACGGGCACGTCAGTCAGGGCATTCTGGCAATTCTTAAAGAAGGGACTGTCAATAGTTTCGCTCGTTTTGCTCACCCCAACGCAAGTTATTCTGTTATAGACCTGATTAATGGAAAATGTATCGGCCTCAAGTGGGGGATTGCTACACACTTACTTCAGCTTGAGAGGTAGATGACTTGCAAATATTCAAGGTCCGTTGTTCGCTCACAGCGGACCTTCATCTTCGTTAACTCGTCCGCTCCGTGCCAGAAGCGGACAGTGCTGGCATAACTATAAATCTCTCAACGCGGAGCAAGTCAGTAAGTTGGTAATAGGAGTGAGTTGTCAAAAGTTGTCTCCTGCTACCATCGTCATCGGAGATTCTTAAGTGTGCGCACTATAAGTCACAGTTGCTTCAATCTATAACTTATAGGATTAAAAGTTTGATCTTACACAAGTACCTTTGTAGTATAAGTATCTTTTATCTGATTTATTAAGATAAAATTTGGATTTTTATTCTATAGATAGGGTTTTATTCCCTATGGGATAAGAATGTATTCATAACATGATGCCCATAAATTCCAGCGAGATAGTTTTTAATCGGCGAAGTTGCTTTTTTCTCAAAAATGTAACATCATATAAAAAACATACTGTCAAAAGAAATTTATGAATAAATTTACTGATTTTTTCAACATATTTTGGGAATGGCTTGAGCCATCTCTAACCTTTATTTCCACAAATCAAATCTTAAGTGGTGCTGTTGCTACTCTTATTGCGGCTGTATTGATTTTTATATTCAAAGAATATATTAAACCGCCACCAAATTTTTCGGGCGTCTTTGAAATTGAATGTAAAACACTAAAATCTGCGTATAATCCTTACTTGAATTTAAAAACGTTTTATACACTGACTTTAATATGTGACAACAATAATATTGAAGGGTTTATTGAGAAAACAAAAGACGTTGAAAACAATAATAATATAAGACCATACACTGGTAAGCATAGAAGTATTGGAGAGGTTCGAGGGGTGATTAAGAGAAATTACTTAAGGAAAAATCATGCCTCATTGAATATAAAAATGGAAGGTGAGTTAAGGAGTTATACCATTTTGCTGTATTTCCAAAAGGTGAATGCAGATGCTATGCATGGCAAATTTTGGTCCACCGCTGCAGATTCATCAGGAGACGTGAAATGGCAGCGAAGCGCTTTTTGATTACCTTACTGTCATTGCCATACTTGCTATTGGCAGAAATGGTTTTTAAATTCAGGGTTAAAAGTATTATGGAAGATTATTATAAATGTATTGATTATATAAGGCTTAGTTCGATAAGTGAAAGATCTATATCTTTATCTTTAATTGATATATTAAGAGTGGCTGAGGATCATCGGCAACTATTACACAGGGGAGTTGATCCAGTTGCTATTTTAAGAACTATATATCTGAGATTATTTAAAAACATTCATCAAGGCGCAAGTACTATAGACCAACAGTTTGTTAGAACAATAACTAAGAGATATGAGAAAACAGTTCGAAGAAAAATAAGAGAGCAAATATTAGCCATTCTTATCAGGAAAGCAACAACAGCAGATGATATCTGCATAGCATATATATCCTGTTGCTACTTTGGCTATGGCACTTATGGGATAGCTAAACTTACCAAAGCTCATGCAAGCATTAGTGACTTTGATATAGCTGCACGGATTAAGTACCCATTCAGGAAAAACATTGATGACCTTACTGAAGGCAAATTTAATCGAAGGGCGCTATATCTTTCTCATCTATGTAAAGTAAACCCGGATAGGGCGTCGATTTTTTTACGAAAATAAATTAAAAATATCAGTCAATGAAAATTTTAAAAGTATGTATTTTTGAAATGTGTTGTGTATTTTCCATATGCTTCTGCTGATGCACGTTATTTTCCTATGATTTTAAAACTACATGCAGTGGTTAGATTCTGTCTGGTTTGAACTAGGGGAAATTACAGAGATGCATTTGAAATTGTCATCTAAGATGAATGTTTATACAATTTTCATTTTTCAGTCATTTAATGATTATGTTTTGTTTCTATTATCTCCTGACCGACCGCCATCCACTGGAAGTGGCAGCTAAAAATTGCTTTTTTGACAGATATGTACATGTCCGGTTTTCGCTCAAATCGGACCTCAGTGGCAGTAACTGCTTTATCATCGAGGTTTGCCAGCAGCGGTAGCGTGTTGAATGTGCTGGCGTGAAAAACTTGGATTCTTGGTGAAAACTCTTCCCCAAAACTAAAATCAAAGTTTTGATAATCAATGAGTTGTAAAAGGTAGTTATTGGCATTTTTTGATAATGGAAAACATGATAATTTCAATTTTATCAAATGATTATTATGATTTTAGCAATGTAATGCTGCGTCATATTGGCTGGATTAACTGGGGACCCTGATTTTTCACATTCCCAACTGCACTCGTCACGGCGTGCCATATAAATTTATCAACCGGCACTGAACCGTCAGTTGCAATTTCCGCTGCTTCTTTCCCTCCAACGTCCTGCTTCATCCATTCGCGAGCAGCTTCTGGTGACAGTACCAGCGGTCGCCTGTCGTGAATATCTACCAGTCCTTTGTCTGCAGCAGCTGTTACTATAAGGAAACCTTCTGCTTCATCTCCACGTTCGAAAGGTGTGCTGCCAATCGCCGCCATGAATATCGGCTGGCCATCGGCTCGATGAATGAAGTAGGGCTGCTTTTTGTCACCTTCCTTTTTCCATTCATACCAGCCATCAGCAAAGCAAATTGCACGACCATGCTGCCAGAGTGGTTTAAACATTCTGCTGGTGGCCGCAGTTTCAGAGCGTGCGTTAATTAGTGGTGGTTTATCCCACCACCCGGGGGCGTATCCCCAGATAACTGGATCAAGATGGAGTTTCTCGTCACGTTCGCTCAGAAGCAGAACTTTGGTGCCTGGTGCGACGTTAAAACGTCCTATTGGTTCGGGATCGTAAGGGATATCGCGTTCTGCTTCTTCAGCGAGCAGAGCTAGATAGTCTTCACGCGTCATTGACTGTGAAAAGCGTCCACACATTTTCACCTCCAGGTTGTACTTGGAAGTATAGGTTTTAGCTCAGAAAGTGTTGGTATATTAAGTATGGATAAACGTGTAAATAGTTGAATTTTATGAAGTGAAAATATTGTGGATATACCAGCGAGAAAGGGTAAGTTATTGAAAATATTACCAATGAAATCGGTCTCGAAAACCGGAGTAGGGGCAACTCTACCGGGGGTTCAAATCCCCCTCTCTCCGCCATTATTCAAGCATTTAGCCTTCCTATTGTCAGTGACACAAGTCCCGTTGAGAAAAAATGAGAAAAACAGATGAGAAAACTCATGTCTGTTTTTTTGTGAATCATAAACATTTGCCGATCTCTATGAGAATCTTCTTTCTTTCACCGTCTCGTCTAAGACATGCTATCATCCCGCAAAATTTAGAAAATTTATAAGTAAGAGGGCTTATGTTAGAGGCTTTCCAGGAGGCTGCTTTTAATCAAGTAGCTGAAGAGATCAAACATAAATATCCTGATAACACCCTGGTACTTACGTATGCACATTCTCCAGTTATTGAAGATTTCATGATTCTAAACAGGGCGGGAAAACTGAAATGGGATCCGTGGTTGAAAAATCAGCCTTTTTTTCAACCTGAACATACACATCCTATCAGGTTAGCTGTTTACTATCGCCGTACGCCTCTAGGGTATGCTTTTGGCAATTTCAGTGCAGAACGACAATCACTTGAAATTTGCTGGATAGAGAAACGTCTTGATGCACATGCCGACATGGATGAGCAGATGTTACCAATAGCGTTAACGTGCTTCTCTGCGTACGGCATGTTGCTTAGAAAGCAAGGACACGAGATTAACAAGATAGCGATGGTCAGTCCGACTGAAGACGTTAGAGCTTACTACTATAAGCATGCAAAGTTCAGATACATCCCAGATTATGACGGGGCTATCTGTGCTATGGTTCTTGATGAGTTAGTTGTGTAATCTGCGGTAAAGAACATTGTAAAATGCGCAAAAAAAGATTGATCCATGGTGGCAGGTGATGCAATGATGCGTTACCTTAAAGGTACACTTACAAAAACTATCTAGAAGCATTCCTTGATTACTACTTTCTTTTTTGATTTGCACTGAACTACAACGAGCGGGAAGGCATATGAAAAAAACCGAAATGACTGTTGCCGAAGCCAAAAGGCTTGTGGCTGAGATGTTTGCTAATGGCAAAAATCCTATGGAACAGTTCGGTATTACATGGGAAGAAGCCGAGTCCATCGAGCGTAACAACCCTGGTCTAACCTTAAAATGCCCGGAAGAACCCTTAAGGCTCTACGCTTACTGATGATTTCATACTGATATTAAAGCCCAGCATTGCTGGGCTTTTTGCTATCTATGTGTCTTAACATCCAGTGTTGGAGTTACTCTTACCTTCCTGTCGTAAACCAAAACTTGAGATTCAGTTTTATGCCCACTGAATCTCTGTTTATCTCGTCCCGTACCTTCGTAATCTGAAATGCCTTTAGCCTTCAGATCATGAAAAGTACATCCAGTGGCCTTCCGAGATAGTTTGCAGCCGCTGTTCTTGCTTTACGCCATGCCTCGTTAACCCCTTGTAAGAGTAACGCTCTCCATACGCCGTTTTGGTAAGTGAATGGTGGAAGAGTTGAATGCGGAAGGAGGCATTTCTCAACTCGATGCCGGGGGGGCTTGAGTTACTGGTTGAAACGTACAGTGGCATCTGGGACGGGACCGTTAAACCGAAGTGGGGGTTAATCCCTTCTCTCTACTACTATTTAAGCATTTAGCACATCTTTAATCAGTGATACAAGTCTCGTTGAGGAAAAAGAGAAATTCACTTAAAAAAATTCTGTTATCATTCCCTTCTTTATGCAAAAATCCCATCTATCCTTTTTTATAAAAATTTTATAGAAAAACATAATGAAGCACGAAAATGTTAATACAATTATTGCTCTGGCGGGGCTGGGGTTAGCTGCCTTTAGTACATTTATGCAATTTAAACCTCAGCAGGATATTTTGGATATAGTTGTAACAGCTGATAATTCTGATAACAGAGGTTTTTTCCTGAAAGGAAAACCACTTCCTGATTATATTTTTGGGGAGTCAAAAATCCTCGCTGGACCGTATAATTTATTTTTCGAAATATCTAATAATATAAACAGACCTGTTACAATTAAGGGGGTTGATATAAAATTACTTGATGATACAGGGTCGCCAATAGATTATGGAGATATAGTTTACTCTGAAAGTGATAAAAAAACATTAACCAATCCTGTGCAATATGAACCTCATTCAGTAAAAAGATTTAACGTAGCTATAAATATACCAATTGTTTATGGAAAAGAGTTCAATAAATGTTTTCATCCTACAGGCTTTATAGTTGAGCAGGGTAGATATTTTGGCGATATCCGTTTTTGCTACTATTCTGGGGGTGTTGATTTCTTTGGCAATAAAGTTAATTCCCGTGTTTTGGAAGGCGGTGGTATTCATTTTACTAAGGATGAAAGTAAGTTTCTAAACTATAAAGTTACAGTGGTTACTGGTGATAACACTATTATCAGTAAGGTGGTCACTATTCGCGACTGACCACCTGTGGGTTATTTATCTAGAGTAGGGGTTATCTTGATCTTTCTATCATAGACAAGAACTTGAGATTCAGTTTTGTGACCGCTGAACTTCTGTTTATCTCTGGAAGATCCTTCGTAGTCAGAAATGCTTTTAGCTTTCAGATCATGAAATGTACAATCCAGAGGTCTTCCTAGATGGTTAGCTGCTGCTGTTCTTGCTTTACGCCATGCCTCGTTAAACCCCTTGTAAGAGTAACGCTCTCCATACATGGTTTTTATGACCGCACCATCTTCTCCCCATGCTCGACACTGATCCACTGCTGCTCGTAAACGTTCAGTCCATGCCTTTATTTGCTTAACACCCGTTTTGCCTTGCTGGATGAAAATCCCTTCATCCATTATCTGGGACCAGTCCATTTTCAGTACATCGGATACCCTAGCTGCACACAAATAAGCTATTTCCATTGCGGCTTTAACCGGTTCACTGGCGTGTTCATAAATCGCCAAGTATTCTTCATCCGTGATGTAGCGATCACGCTTTGGTTTTGGAAACTTGTCCACTCCTACACATGGATTGCTAGGAACGAAGCCACGTTGATAACCCCAGCGATAAACTCGAGACATCGAGCTATGTTCATGGTTGGCCAGGACACGGCTTTTCTTTCCTCTGACATCCATGTAGCGTCTGACATGTTCTGGCTTAATGGCTTTAGCCTCAGCATCACCGAAAACAGCCAGCAGATATTTTTCATGTGCCAGATAGTCTTTCTGTGTTCGCGGGGCTAAATCTGCATAATCCGTGCTGTTGAGGAACTTCTTCCATAATTGGGAGAAGGTAAGTATATTTTTTCTGCCTTCAACCACCTTCTCAAAAGCGATCCATACCTCTGATTTTGAGGCGCCGGCAGGTGCCAGTTTTTCTGTTGTTCCACCTGGTTTCCAGTAATAACCAGAAGGGCGAAAGAAAACGCCCTTTGGCATCCACTCGTTACCGGGTGCTCGTTTGCGACCCATAATTTCACTCTATTGCGTTAAAGTTTATGCCCGGAGTGGGCAGAGACCCTGCTGGTGGATTTAACTTGAATGGATGATTTATATGATACCAAGTCGTTTTAACTGTACCGTCCCGGCGTTCAATAAAATAAATACCATTTTGGGTTAATATTTCTTTTTGCCGAGCCTTCTGTGGCGATCCAGTGGCTTCAACAAGCTCGTCATCAGTCAGGAAGCGGTCGCTCATGAGTATTTTCTCCACATAGCCCGACTGCACCCGGGCTTTTAAATCAAATATCCATAGTTGAGGTATCTGCGGGTATTGAAATTACAGTGCTCTGATAGTTATTTAAAGCGTTCCATAAACATCCTGTAGATTACGTTTCCATAAATGCCCCCGCAGGGGCATTTTCAGTAACGAAATCAGGCGGCGAAAGTTCCAATAAAGGTTTCTACTTTGCTGTCTTTGAATTTTTCAACAAGCAGATTACGAAATTCGTTAGCCATTTCTTCCTGCACCGCTTCCAGCTGAATAATGCGCAGAACCAGTACAGGGCGATCGCCAGTGATAATGCTGAGGCGTAATTTAAATGGGCGTTCTTTCATGCCTTCAAATGGAACGCATTTAAATTCAAATGCCACTGGCATAATGTCTTTGGTCTTCGCTTCGACAGACTCCATCAGGGAGCGTTTGCCGCTGAAGTCATTGTCTTCAAAATCAGCAGTCTGGTTTGCTTCAATCGTGATTTTACGAACAGCAGCTGCCGCTTTTGTTGCCTGAATGGCGTCACCATTAGCATCAAAGCCCACAAGGTAGTCAGCCCAGTCTTCAATCCATTCAGCCAGTGACTTCTGGGAGTTACGTTCGCTATTAACAGATAACAGGGCAGAGAATGGCGCTGTCTGTTTCAGTTTGAGAGTAGCGGTGTTATCTGCGTGGCCTGGCTCATCAATAGTACCCAGGTTAAGTACACTGACTGCTCGCATATTATCGGCATCGATAAAACAGCGGGTGCCTTCATCTGCAAGATCTTTAGAATAACGGGTAAAATCATCGATGCTGGCAGTGGAAAGCGCACCACGGAAACGGAAGCGATTTAAATTAAATTTTTCCAGATCATGAATGCGGAAATTGTCAGGTAATGCCACTGCGTCGGCACCAATCTTACTGATAATTTCATTCACACCCTGAGCAGAAACAAGGGCATGGATTTGATTAATTGCGGTTGCGTCTAAGTTCTGAGACATGATAAGTCCTCACTATATAAAGATATTCAGTGATGAGATAAATAATCAGTTTCTTAAGAACGATATTAACGACCCGCTGCGCGGAGTTTTCCGTCAGGCTCACCGGCAAGAGTCAGTAATTGTCCCTGGTCTTCCTGCAGAATAGTCAGGCGACCACCGCGATTGACATACGTTGGCGTTTCGGTGGTGTCTTCTTCGGAAATTTTTCCTCGGTTAGTCGGGCGAACATATGAGAGTTTGTGTTTGATTTTCACACGGCTCTCATCAAATGGTTCGATTTCCAGGTTGAGCGAGACCTTACCTTTGGTTTTCGTGTTCATCACACCGGAAGCGACCTCACTGAGAACTGCGTCTATTTTGGTTTCAAATACGCCGCCGTCCAGTTCACCGATAAATGCCTGCACATCAGTACTGCGTTCGCTAGCCATTTTGCTGCTCCTCATCATATCGACCCTGCAAGGTCGGTTAACAGCGCATCAGTGAAACTGCTCACCCCGACTCAGGACAGCCGGGATATCATTGCAGCAGCGACGCGAAGCCTTGATGTGATATGGAAAGACGGGCACCGATATCAGAAAGCAGGGGTAATGCTGGGAGACTTCTTCATTCAAGGCGTAGCCCAGTTAAATCTGTTCGATGATAATGCGCCTCGCCGGGGTAGTGAGAAGTTGATGGAAGTTCTGGATCATCTGAATGCAAAGGAAGGCCGGGGAGCGCTTTATTTCGCCGGTCAGGGTATCCAGCAGAAGTGGCAGATGAAGCGTGAAATGCTCTCACCACGTTACACGACAAGGTTCTCTGATCTGCTGCGGGTTAATTAATTTTTCACCGCTGTATGACATTTCTTGCTTGGTGTTGCTAAAATGCAATGGTTCAATTGGGAAAGAGCCAAAATGATAAATATAGTATTGTTTTTATTGGCAGTTTTGTTGGTAACTGTGATAATTAAGTTACTTAAACTTGGGAAAAGGACTGTAAAGGTTATTGGCAGCATATTGCTAATAATAGTAGTTTTGTGTGCAGTTGGTTTTGCCGTCATAGCTTATAACGAGAATCAAGAAATAACAGCTTACATTGAGAAGTTAAAAGCATATTCAACAACAATTGATGAATATGCAGAAACGCGCGGTTATACTGTTGGGAATATCCTTTCAGATTCATCTGGTAAATTTGATGAGGAAGCGAAAGCGTATTTTCGAGCACATGAAAAAGAGTTAGATCCCACTAAGAAGGTCACGATGATTTCCGATGTGGTAGCATTTGCTAATAACTATCGCAGTGCAAATGGGCTTAGTACAGGGCGTTCTTATATTGATGTAGTTTCAAGAGAGAAAACAACGCTGCACCTAGAAAGACCATTGAAAGGCCAGGCAGATATTGTGATTGTATTTTATCCTTACTTTATTGATTCGTGGGATACGAAAAAATTAGTCCAAAATGGTGTGTATGATGCTTGGTTGTTTAAAATCTATAACTTAGATGGTACTAAGATCTTTAGCTTAAGGAACGGATGGAGCCTTTCTACTGAGCATAATGCTGAAATGTTTGATAATGCTAAAGATAACTAA